ATAAAAATTCCTCCTGGTATGTTTTCTTCTAGTCTACACACCTTAATTTTTCTGTCTAGTTAATTGTAGCCTATCCAAATACCAGATAATTATACAGCGCAACAGTATATTGAAGATATTTACAATGTTAGATCTGAAATACAAAGAGTTCTAGATAGAATTGAAAATGAAATTGGTAAGATAATGATGGAAATGGAAAGATCGTGATAAAGTTTTTGTTACTATTTTTAATAATGCAGCAAAAAAATATTGCCACCATTTTGCCACCGATGACTGAGGTTTTCTCAGGTGTTTTGAAATGACCTAAAGATAGAAGAGATTATTTAGTTCCTTTATAACCTTTAATACTAGAAGCTTAGAGACTATCTTAGATTAATAGAGAATAGTACAGTTAGATTATTGCGAAAAGAAGCCTTCATGGCCGTTCTGAAAATGGATGAAGAAGAAAGTAAGAAGTAGCAAGGTTTGTTTGAAAACAGTGTAAAAAATAAACCATGTTTACATGGATTTGCCACCGGTTTGCCACCGGTGGTTTTTTTCGGTGGCAAAAATCAAGAATTCTTTCTAAGATTTTCCATGATATCGACCGTTTCATTTCTCATCTTATCTGTTACATGCGAGTAAGTATCCATCGTAATTGAAATTCTGCTGTGGCCCAATCGTTCAGAGATTTCTTTCATTTTTGCGCCATTTTCGAGAAGAAGTGTAGCATGAGTATGTCTGAGAGAATGGAAGTTAAAAGAGAGGGAGAGTGCATTCGATATCCTCCTAGTATTCCATTTCACTACACTTGGCGTAACTAGCTCACCGTCTTCCTTCGTACATACTGCATTTGAATCAATGTAGAGCTTTCCATACTTCATTCGATTTTCTAATTGTTGTTTCTTATGTTTTTTCAGAATTGCTAGCAAGGTTTGTCCAATAAAAATCGTTCGATTGGAACTGCTTGTCTTTGGTGTACCATATACCCATGCGCCACCATTCTTTACCATTTGTTTCTCTACAGTAATTGTTCCATTTGAAAAATCGACATTATCCCACGTCAGACCACAAACTTCGCCAACGCGCATTCCCGTATAAAATCCAATATTCAAAGGAATATAGAAAGGATGGCCTTCAGGAGTGATTTCTAGCATATGATCAAAGTCCTCAAGAGAAATGATTTTTAGATCTTTTTTAGTCGTTGGTCGTTCTTCGTATTTTGGTATCTTTACATACAGCATAGGATTTTGCTTGATTAACCCCCAAGGATAAACTGCCATATTCAGCGCATTCTTAAGGACAGAGTGAGTAATAGTCATTGTTTTCTTCGAGTAACCCTTTTTAAATTCAGCATTGATGAAATTTTGTAAAAGAGCAGGGGAGAGATCCGTAAGTTTTTTCTTTCCTAAATAACCGTTTATATGATTTTTGATGGTAAATCGGTAGTTTTCATAGGTATTGTATTTTAGATTTAGTTTAACGTATTCCTCCATCCAAAAATCAAGGTATTGTTTTACTCGAGTATCCGTACCTAAAAAGTATTGTCCTGTTTCGTCAATATCTGATAAAACTTTTCGTAAAGCAGCTTCGGCCTCTGGTCGGGTGTCTCCGCCAACTTTCTCCACTTTTTTTCTTGAGCCATCATCATTGATATCTTCAAAATAATAATACCAACGTTTTCCACGTTTTCTCACACCGCCACGCATAAAATCAGTCCTTTCATATTGCTATGTCATTAGTACGATAGTTAAATTCTTTTGGTACATATAGAGAGGGAATAGATGTAAAATCCGTATTTTCAATAGAAGTATACGAACTTATGTTCTTTTGCGTTTAAAAAGAAAAGCCCGAAGGCTGATCTTAAACTATTACAATGCAACTAATTAGGGACGAGCGTATTGATTCCCTCGAGGGGCACGACTATACCCAGCATTATCAGCATCTATTTGAGTCATGTATTGATAATTATTTGGATTTGTAACACGAGAATAGTACTTTCCACTATCTGAACGAGCGAAAACCATACCATTTGCAGCGATAGACCACTGGTCATCAACAGTGTATGAATTATTTTGTTGTTCAGCTTGATGTTGAGCTTCAGCAGCTTGCTGTTCTTGAGCCTGACGCTGAGCTTCAGCAGCTTGTTGCTTTTGTCGTTCTGCTTCAGCTGCCTCATTAGATTTTATAGTTGAATCAACATTGACTAAGCGATTTAATAATTCTTGGTTTCCACCAGGTATAGATTGAATAGCTGATAATGCTGCATTGTAGTTATCTCTAGTTGGATTAGCTTCAGCTTGTTCCAGAATGGTTTTAGCTGTTGAAGTTTTTTGATTAATTTCTTCTTGGCGTTTTTTCTCAGCTTCTTTAGCTTTTTGTTCTTCTTGGCGTTTTTTCTCAGCTTCTTTAGCTTTTTGTTCTTCTTGGCGCTTTTTCTCAGCCTCTTTAGCTTTTTGTTCTTCGGCCTTTTTCTTTTTAGCTAATTCTTTAGCCTTTTTTTCATCTTTTTCTCGGCTTTCAGAAGAGACAGATACACTAGAAGATGAAGATTTAGCGTCTTTGTGTACATCTGCTTGTCCAGTTGTTGGTGGAGCAAGAGCCCCTCCGATTACCATAACTATAAAAGCTACTAGAATTCCAATACTAATCTTTTTCTTTGAACGTTTCTTCTTGGAGAAAAAAGAATATACTAAAAAACATACTCCAAATAGAAAACCAAAGAACCCAACTAAAATTAAAAACGTACTCATTTATTCCTCCTTGTTGAATATATCACTGGGTAAATCAAGTATTTACTCCCACTTGAAGGCAGGTAGTGATAGTCGCCCTTAATAAAGCCTTAACAAAAAGAAAGCCGGAAGGCCAACCTTTTTTAATTAGTAGGGATAGTTTTTTCAAAACTTCCATTATCCATAAAATCTTTCATGATAATAGGAGAACCTGGATAAATAATTTCTACACCAACAACTGCATCAACAGTAGCATCAGGCTTAACATCTGTATCGCCCATCTTTACAAGATCTGGTTTGTAGTCTTGAGGGAACAAGCCATTTGCTCCATTCAATAGTTCTTCGGTTTTATCTGTTTCCTGTATAGGTTTGATTGATGTAGCGAATGCCATCCAAGGACTTTGAGCTTTGTCAGATTTATTAGTATATTGAATTTCAATAGCTAATATTTTTTTATTTGGATCATATTGGCTAGATAATTCTTCAGTGTTTTTTATTACAATCTTTGATGAATCGTCTTCAAAAGTTGTATCACTTGTAGATTTTTCTTCAGTACTTGAATCCATAGAGTTGCTGCTCTCTAAAGTAACCATTGTAGAAGTATTAGTAGTCGTTTTTTTAGGCACATCAGAGTTTGAATCGTTGTTACCACAAGCACCTAATGTGATACTAGAAAACAAGATTAATCCTAACCCAACTATTTTTTCATATTTTCCTCCAAAAAATAAAATAATTTACTCCCACTTAATGGCAGGTAGTGATAGTCGCCAATTTTAAATTAAAAATCTGTACACGTTTTCAGGTAGCCCATACAAATTTGTTAATTCCTCAACTTTTCTAGGGTATTGATCGTTGTCTTCTTTATAAAGAGAAACAATGAGATTAGCAGCAAAGCAATTCGCTTCGCTTTCTGATTTGCTTCTGGATGTTCGTGTAGATACATAATAGCTAGATAACCCACGATGAAAGATGGCGTGACCAAGCTCATGAGCACAAATGTAAAATCTTTCCTCAGAATCCTTTAATTCGTCATTCAAAAGAATGACAGCACGGCCTAAAATCTCTTGGAATTGACCTTTAGGATCATCAATAAAAGGAACATATTCAATTTGAATGTCCATTTTTTCACAAATATAAAATGGATTAGCGGATTGATACTTCCGCTTTAGGTTTTCCACTAAATTGATAACATCCAATTCCATACCCAATCACTTCTCTTTGTCCTTGTCTTCTTTTTTGAATTTCCAAAACATGCCTGCTAAAACATCTCTGACTCTTTGAAGCTGTTCGGGTGTTAACGTTTCGCCTCCATAAGCCATGTTAGCATTTGATTCAAGTAATTTATCCAGTTCAATCAAATCGTCCTCATTTGCCCATTCCGGAATCGTATTTACATTAACTGGTGAATTCTCTTCAAAATATGATATTGAAACGCCGAGAGCAGTAGATAATTTTTTTAAGGTTTCAAGCGTTGGATCTTTCCGTTCGCCTTTTTCAAATCTTGATATTTGAGAAGCACTCACTCCAGATTTTAAAGCCAACTGGTTAACGCCTAAGCCTCTAGAGGTTCTCAATTTTTTTAGTTTTTCTCCAAACTCCATGATAAAACCCCTTTCTTAATATATGATATAGCCCATAGGCAATAAAATCAAAAAAAAATTGCATTTTGGCAATAAAAAGTGTTGCCAAAAGACAAATTTAGTATTATAGTATTGTCATAAGGCAACGGAGGTGTATTAAATGAAAACTTTGCTTAAGCAAGAAAAGCTCTACTCCTTGATGCAATCAAAAGGAGATGATCCATATTCACTTGCTAAAAGAATGAATGTTGCTCCGTCAACAGTTTATAGAATTTTAAACGGAGATCGCGGAATCGGTGGTGAACTAATTCCGAAATTGCTTAAAGCTTTTGATTTATCTGAAAAAGATTTCGATAAGCTTTTTATTTTTAGTGAAGTATTGCCAAAAAACAACAGACAGGAGATTGCCAAATGACACGACAAGAAAAAATAAACATTGTACTTGATGCTAGACCACGATTGGTTCACATCATCAAATGTGCAAATGATGATCAACTCGATCGTCTAGTTGAAGAAGTCCAAAAAGAGCTTGAACGTGAATTAGACGAAGCAGCTTTCGTTTGATTCTTTAAATTAATAGTATAAAAAAATTGCTCGTATTGATATACGGGCGAATAAGAATATGAGGTGTTTAAACTGTTAAAAAAATCAAGTGTTATTCGAGAATCGTTAGTCGAAGTAATTAATAAGAGTGGTGAGACCAAAAAGGAAATAGCAAGACAAATCAACGTCTCTCAACAGTCATTAAGCGATTGGACAACATTGCTTAATACGAAGCCCGTGACGTTGGAAAATGCTCAGGCGTTAACGGATCATTTTAGAGATTCAGATTTCACTCTTCAAGTGATTCATGAGTTTTTCGGTCTATTCAAATCAATTGATGGTGATGTTTATAGAAGAGATCCATCTTCATTAGACAAGTTGCAAATGATTGAATCAGATGAGCGGAAACAGAAGAAGCAAGAAGTAGAAAAAATTCTTCTTAAACAAGTAAATTACTTAACTGTTGATGATCGTCAACAAATCATTGCATATGCTTATGAATTTTTAGACGAGATCATGGTTGAAGTCACACTAATAAGTGCATTATGCGAAATACTTGGAATCGATATTCGCAAGCTTAGTGAGGAACGGCTGTCGTACTGGGTAGCACAAGGATATATGAAAGGATGATGGAAATGGAAACATTGGAAAATATTTTTCCAAAAAAAGTTGTCTTGAAGCGCAACAATAAAAGAAACATTGAAAAATTAACATACTCAGTTACTGAAGCGGCATTAGCTATAACAACAAATCCTCAAAATGTTAAAGATTTGATTGAGATGGGATACATCGGTTTTTTGAAACTCGGTGAAATTAGAATTCCTAAAACTGAAGTCGCTCGATTTTTAGAGAATCATATGAATGAAGATCTTGCTAGCGAAATTGCTAAATATAGAGAGGAGAGAAAGAAATGAAAACTGTATTTAAAATGACTGTCAAGAGCGCTTTGCTTATGAGTCTAGTAGCAATCGTACTGGCAAGTATTAATCCAGCATATGCACTTATTTATTGGGGAACCTTAGTAGCGGTTACTGCTGTAAGAGAAAGTTTCAAAATGCCAACACAAAAAAGACCGACCAGCGACGGCAATCGCTAATCGGCAACATAACAAAATATCTTATCTGTATTTTAGCATGAAAGGAAGGCTAAAACAATGAACGATTTTGGACAAGCATTAGATCAGTATTTAACTACTCCAGAATGGGGCACACCACACGAAGAGGAGGAAGACGATGAGTAAGTCTATTTTAGAAATGAGCCATCAAGAATGGCTTGAGGATCGTCAAAAAGGTATTGGCGGCTCTGATGTTGGAACGATTTTAGGGTTGAACAAATGGAAATCACCTTATCAATTATGGCTTGAAAAAACAGGACAAGTTGTACTTGAAGAAACAGCAAGCGAGCCAGCTTATTGGGGCAATATCTTAGAAGAAGTAGTTGCTAAAGAGTTTCAAGAACGTACAGGTAAAAAGGTTCGCAGAAGAAACCAAGTCTTTGAACATCCATTGCATCCGTTTCTAAGAGCGAATATTGATCGTGATGTAGTGGGAGAAAATGCCATTCTGGAATGCAAAACAGCCAATCAATTTCTCGGCAAAGAGTGGGAAGGTGAAGAAGTACCACTCAGTTATCTCTGCCAAGTTCAACATTACATGAACGTTCTAAACAAAGACTATTGTTACATCGCTGTCTTAATCGGTGGTCAAAAATTTATCTGGAAGCGGATTGAACGAGATCAAGAGCTGGTCGATACAATCACTGAACAATTAGTAGAGTTTTGGGAAACGAACGTTCTTGGAGGTATCGAGCCAATTATTGATGGTAGTCAAGCGACAGCTGATTTCTTGAAAGAAAAGTATGCAGATGTTGAAGACGTTCAAACGACGTTACCAATTCATTTCGATGAACTAGTTGAACAGAAAAATGAACTCAAGCGAACCAAGAAAGAAATTGAATCGGCTATTCGACAGGTGGACAACGAGTTCATCAGTGAATTAGGTAAACGTGAAGCTAGTATCGGTATCACACAAAGAAACATTATCAGTTGGAAACTTGTTCGTACAAGACGTATGAACTCGAAGAAACTAGCAGAGAAATATCCAGATGTCGCAAATGATGAAGAGATTTATAACGTTACTGAATCAAGAAGGCTAACCGAAAAGGAGATCAAATAATATGGCAACAAATGAATCGTTAAAAAATCAATTGGCAGCAAAGCCACAGAAACAAGTTGCACCAGGTCAATTAGGACTTAAAGCTTTGATGAATACACCAACAATGAGAAAGAAGTTTGAAGAGGTGCTTCATGACAATGCTAATGCTTTTATGTCGAATGTTATGACTCTTGTATCTAATGACAGTTATCTTGCAGATAGTGAACCGATGTCTATCATGAGTGGTGCGTTAACTGCTGCAACATTAACTCTTGGACTAGATAAGAATCTTGGCTATGCCTATCTCGTTCCATTTAATAGCAAAAACAAGCAAACAGGAAAATGGGAAAAGAAAGCTCAATTTATGCTTGGCTATAAAGGATATATCCAATTAGCCCAACGATCAGGTAAATACAAAGCATTAAATGTGATTGAAGTTTACGAAGGAGAACTAAAAAGCTGGAACCGACTGACAGAAGAGTTCGAGTTTGATCCAAATGGTAGAACATCTGATGAAGTCATTGGATATGTTGGCTATTTTGAATTACTGAATGGATTCAAGAAAACTGTCTATTGGACCAAACAAGAAATTGAAGCTCATCGAATTGCTAACAATAAAGATCGAGATAAGACAAAGTTAAGTGGTGTGTGGGCATCTGATTACAATGCAATGGCACGAAAAACTGTTTTGAGAAATCTTCTTTCTAAATGGGGGATCTTATCCATTGAAATGCAAGAAGCTACCACATCGGATGAGAGAGTCCAAAGAGTTCAAGAAGATGGCAGCATTATTGCTGAAACAGAAGTTGAAGAAGATATTCCTGAAAGAAAAGAAGCAGAGGTTATTTCTGAAGAAAATGAAGATGTACAAACTGGATTATTTGATGCATCTAACCCGCCGTTAAATAAATAATGAGGGAGTTTTCTCCCTCAAATTACTAAAACGAAAGGAGGAACACAATTGGATTACATCGGACAGCTTAATGCTTTTGACAATTGGCTTGAATATAACGAGCTTGGCGCTGGTCCCCAACTGCTTTGGTATAAGCTAATGGCTATAGCAAACAAAAGTGGATGGCAGAGCGAATTATCGATTGCCAATACAAGGCTACAAGCAATGACTAAAACGTCTGAAAAAACATTGATTAACAATCGTAATCAATTGATCCAAAACGGACTCCTTCAATATAAAAAGAGAGGTCGTACAAAAGCTGGAGTTTATATTCTTTCTGATCTAACTGGAAATTTTACAGTAAAAACTACAGTAGATAATACGGTAGAAAACTCCGCTACTGGAAATATTCCAGTAGATAGTAAAGTAAATCCGAAAGTAAATAGGGAAGTAAATCCTTCAGTAGATTCTACAGTAAATCCTTCAGCTTATATAAACAATACAAAACAAAACAAGACAAATAAAGAAGATGATGATATAGGCGTGTATGAGTTCATCCAAAAAAACTGGGGGAAAGCACCTACTGGTCTTTTGCAAGGAGCATTAGGACCGATGATTAAAGCTTGGGGAGCAGATATGATTCTCTTTGCTTTTAAATTAGCTTTCGAAAACAACGTTGAGATGCCAGGATTGAAAAAATATGTTGAAGCGATATTAAATTCATGGAGTAATCAAGGAATTAAGACAATGGAATCAGCAGAAAAAGCTCAAGAAGCTTTTAAGAACAAGAAAAAACAAAACTATCTTCCTAAACGTCAAAACAATGTACGGCGTGAAAAGTTACCTGATTGGGTCAACAAACCTCAAGAAGAAAAGACGCTAGATCCTGATAAAAAAGCAGAATTAGAAGCCCGCTTTGCTGCTTATCAGGCTAAGAAGGAGGCGCTTCTTGAGAATGAATAAATATCGTAATCGAAAAACTGTTCATCGAGGTATCAAGTTTGATTCTGTCGCAGAAGCAGAATACTACGATCTAGCCTTGTGGCAAGCTGAAGCGAACGGATGGAAAGTAAAACTTCAGGAACGATTTGAGCTGATGCCGAAATTTGAACTAGACGGAAAGAAGTATCGCAAGATCGAGTATATTCCCGACTTCACATTTTATAAAAACGGCAAACTTGTCAAAGTCGTAGATGTCAAAGGAATGCAGACAAAAGACTTTAAGATCAAGGCAAAGTTGTTCTGTCATCAATATCAAGTGCCGTTGATATTAGCTAAAAAATATCGGAATACGTTCAAGGAAGAGCGTTTTTAACGAGGTGGTCCATCATGACAACAGAAGAAGTGATTCAAATGCGTATTCGAAGCCTTCAACGGGAGATTGACGAACTGGAGCGGACAAAGGCAGTAATGGTCAATGAAACGGCGAGAAAGGCAATCGATTTGCACATTGAGAACTTAAGAAGGGAAATTCGTAGATTGGAGGAATGATCGTGGATAAGAAAGCAGCAATGAAACGAATTGCTGAATTAACCAAGTCAGAATCTTGGCAGGAAGACAAAGAAATAGTTGCAGAAGTCCAAAAGCTCGGTAAATCAATGTGGGCTGAAAAAACCAATCGGAAAACGCCGAGAAAAATTGCAATCTGGCATGGTGATCGAATTCTAGTAACAGGTACTGCTGAACAGTTATCTGAAATTACTGGATTAAGCAAAAACATTATTTGGGATAGAGCTAGGAGCTTATGGATTGATTCAAAAGGACGACAGTTTAGGTATGTGGAGGAGAAAAAATGCTAGACATGAAAATTGAAGATTATCGAATTACCAGTGATTCTAGAAACATTGTCTTATCGAAGGTAAGACGAGACGAAGAAGGAAACATCCGCTACACAGAAACAAAAGAAGAATCACGAGCAGATATCGGATACTTTCAAACTGTATCATCGTGTTTGAAGGCGATACAACGCGATTACGTGTTAAGTGAAGAAAGAACGATAAAAAGTATTATCGAGTACAAAAAAGCGTTAGAAAACATCACTAGACAGTTTGAACAGGCATGTGAGATTGAGGAGGAGAAATAATGGATCTCATTACACAATACAGTGACATCATCCTCAAGAAAATCATGATGAAGATTCAGAAAGATAAAAAATCAAAAGAACGAGCTGAATTAGTTAAGTTAGAAATGGCTGAAACAGGAGCAGGAGTGCGAAGTAGCAGGCATTGGAAAGCAGCAGCAAACATTGAATTTTATTACAACGAAATTCAAAAAGGGTTCGATCAGATGCGTGAGCTGGATCGGCAAACAAATTGGAACAAGAAACTTCATCAAGATCGTTTCAAATTTGTAGAGAAATATAAAGAAATATTAGACGAATACATGGAGGACAGCGAATGATGATGCCAAAAGAAATCTATTCATATGCATTAAGAGGTGCTAGAAATCAATTGAAAATGGCAAAAAGAGCATACGAAATTCGGCCCACAATCGAAAATGAACGCAGAGTAAAAGCAATTCGCCGTAGATGTTCAATTTACGGCGAGTTACAGAAGGAGGACAGCAAATGAACTATACACAACAAGAACTGACTGATTTATGTCCAAAACATGTGGCTGAGTTCATCAATAATGAAGTCCTGCCTAAATATGCAGATGGTTTAAATACAGCAGAAAACGTTACAGATTTTATGATTAATGATGCTATTGATCGTTTGAGATTTTTAGAAATAGATTGTATTGCTTATTATCGTCTACACGCAGAAGTTGCTTTGATTGATCCGTATATTGCTTTAAGCCAAAATCGAAAAAATACTCGTAGCCTATATTGATACCAAACAGATTTTAGAAGGCAGAGATGTCGAGATAGAGATCGATGAGGAGGAAGTGGAATGAGGAAAGCCATAAAAGAAAATTTTAAGTACATCTATCTAATGATGTCCTTAATCATGGTCATTATATTTGGGCTCAATAATGAGTTTGTTAAAGCAGCAATTACAGGGATTTCCGCATTTGAATACATCAAAATAATGATGTTATCTGAGCTATCAGAATATTTGAAAACATCAGTAATAATTTTGTATAAAGGCAACAAAAGCGAGAAAGCAGAATGAACAACAGACAACGGAGCATGGAGGAAAAAGAATGAAACTAAAAGACGGATTTTACGCTAGTAGTCATGGTATCGGCGGTTTAATGCTAGATATGCCGACAAAGAACCCTAAAACACGTAAGAAACCAAAATTCAAAGTCGGTGACATGGTTCGCTGTGAAGCAGAGGAGTTCGTTTATCCCTTCAGAGGATACGTTAAAAAGATACTGTCAAACTCAGCAATCATTCGTATTGAAAACACGATGAAATGTGACAAGTGGTTAGCGAAAAGTAAAGAGAATTTAGCAGTGGTGAGATTGGTGGATATTGAACTAATCAATGACAAATAAAAAAGCCGGATCGCTCCGACTGATGTAATAAATCCGACAAGTTTATTATATCACATAAAAGGAGCGGTTTGACTTGATGCAATTGTTACGAGAGGTAGATTTCAAACAGACAAGATGTAATGCGAGAGATGTGCTGAAGAACTTTCGGCGTTTGGAGCGGATGGCAGGTCGCTCTTTGATAGATATTAAGTCTCCTATCATAACCGATATGCCGAAGGCACCGAAGCACGGCAACAAGGCAGAGGACGCGATCATTCAGATGATGGATATAGAAGCAGAGAGAGATGCGATTCTAGCGGCTTTGATGGCTCTTAGTCTGATTAGTCGTCAGATACTCTACTACAGCTTTTGTGTGCCAGATAGCTTCTCAAACTACAGAATTAGCCGTGAAGTGGGTTATTCAGAAAGAAGTATACAACGGATGAAGTCGGAAGCTCTAATAGAGTTTGCAGAAGCATATAAACACGGAAGAATAATTGCTTATAAATAATTTGACGGTTTTTTGGCGGAATGATGGCGGTTTTGCAACGTTTTGCAGTGATATTATGATAGTGTCGAAAGATTAGTGATAGGTCTGAGACAAAATAAAACGCAAGGGAGGAAATCTCCCTCATCGTTTAATTAAGCTTCGATAGATAGCAACGGAAATATTAAGAATAAGGATGTGAATTTCAACTCCTTCTAAAATGTTCTTATTATCTATCATCCGTTGCTGTCTATTGTCATTATGTCACTGTGGCGGAAAGGTGTATCGCTCATCTAAAATTTAGGTGCAAACTGCAAGGTTCGATTCCTTGCCAGTGACTTTGGTTTACGGTAATCCATAACTGCCTGTCAGTAAAACCGAATATACAGGTTGGAAACTATAGCGCGCTGATGTTTCTGTAATCCACATTCCCTCGAAGGATAGTGGGTCCTGTAGTACATATACGTTTAAACACATTTTTTGCGGCCTTCAAAAGTGATGGTCGCAAATTTTACATATTAGATCACTCGTTGAGTGGTCTTTTTATTTTGGAGGGAACTATGGAAATAATAAAAATGAAGTTGGCAGACTTGAAACCTGCTGATTATAATCCGAGAATCAAGCTTACTCCAGGAATGGATGAGTATGAAAAACTGAAACAATCCATTGCTGAATTTGGTTTTATTGATCCGCCCATTTTTAACAAACGTACAGGAAACCTTGTCGGAGGTCATCAGCGTGTTGCTGTGGCTAAAGATTTGGGGCTGTGTGAAGAGATAGAGGTATCAATGGTAGATTTACCTCTTGATAAGGAAAAAGCTCTTAATGTGGCTCTCAATAAGATTTCTGGTCATTGGGATGATGACAAATTGGCTTTGTTATTAAAAGAGTTAGATGCTGATGTTCTTGATTTATCTGGCTTTATTGAAGAAGAGATACAAGACGTTATCGAACAATATGATATGAAGTTGGATATGGAAAACGAAGCGATAGATGATGAATTTGAAATTGAGCTTCCTGAGAAACCTAAAGCGGTATTAGGTAATATTTACCAACTAGGTAATCATCGATTAATGTGTGGTGATAGCACAAATAAAGAGCATCTCGAATTATTGATGAATGGAGGGAAAGCAGATCTTCTCATTACTGATCCGCCGTATAATGTAAATTACGAAGGAAAAACAGAAGATTCGTTAAAAATTCAAAACGATAATAAGACTTCTAGTGAATTTTATGAGTTTTTAAGAAATGCTTTCAGTTTAGTCACTGAAAACCTCAAAGAAGGTGCTTCTTTTTATGTATGGTATGCATCATCAGAAGTTGTGAATTTTGTTAATTCACTAGTAGATACTAACTTCTTAGTAAAACAAGAGTTAATCTGGCTGAAAAATTCACTTGTTCTTGGACGACAAGATTATCATTGGCAACATGAACCTTGTTTATATGGTTGGAAGAACGATGGCAGTCACAAGTGGTATGGAGATCGGAAACAAACAACGATTCTTGAGTTCGATAAACCTTTAGCGAATAGGGAACATCCTACTATGAAGCCTGTCCCTTTATTTGATTACCAAATAAAAAATAGTTCGAAAAAAGGCGAAAAAGTATTAGATGTATTTGGAGGAAGTGGAACGACAATGATTGCCTGCGAACAGAATGACAGGTGTGCATATCTCATGGAACTAGATCCTCGGTATGTAGATGTAATTATTAACCGTTGGGAACAGTTTACTGGTCAAAAAGCTGTTTTATTGAATTAACAAAAAGAGGCCGGTGCGCTAACACCAGCCTTTTCTACGAGGCAAAACACCCCGAAGACACAGAGAATTCCCACGCGTGGTTTTTCGACACCCTCTGTGTCTTTTAGCATTTTATCAAATGCGGGGTGCTTACACAATGGAAAACGAAAACTTTGATTTAGATTATGAGATCGAAAAAGCTATGGAAAAAGCAGAATCAATTGAAGAATATAAGAAAATTATTCGAGTAGCTTTAGGAAAATGGCTTAAAAATCTCCAATCAGGACAAATCAAGTTAGACAAAGTTTCCGATTTAAAGATATTGATTGAAGCTGATCTAATGTTGAAAGATATCGATAGTTAGTAGATAATTAAAATAAAACTAACGGAGGTAATAAAATGTTACGAGATATTTTTTGTGATTCAAATGGAGAGATTGTTTGGTCAGCTATTTCAGCTACTGTTTCAGCTTTATCTGCTTTTCTTGTGTTTGTAGGCGTAATTATGAATATATGTACACAAAGAAAAATAGCTAAACAACAAATAGATGCTAATTTAAAAGCAAAAGCAAGAATAGAGTGGATAAACGGAGTCAGACAAAAATCCTCAGAGTTTATTTCTCTATTGCTTTCTTTACAAAAAGATCGAGTAGTCTTCCAGGAACAATGGCTAAAGGTAGAAGAGGTGTCCGAATTACTAAAACTTTTTTTTAATACAAGCGAAAAAAAACAAATTGAAACTGAAATATATGTAAAAAATAATAAAATAATATTGGGAAATGAAGGTAAAAGAGTACTATATAATGAGAATGATAACAAAAATAAACATATTTATATTAGACGTTATATAAAATGTTTAATCGAGTTATATCAAAGTGGAAGTTACCAGCATATTTTAAAATCAAGAAAATATGTATTTAAGGTTTTTAAAAATAGTTCATTAAAAGAAGCGGATTATATTTTTAATAATGGTATAGACTCCGAGGAAAAAGCTAAACAGAAATTAGATGAATCTGATTTAGCTGACTATTTATCCAACAAAATCAATTTGGAAAGTAATGAACAACTTTACGAAGATTTAACTAAAAGATTGATGAATTATCATGAAGCGATTGACAATTTCTCTGAAATTATTGGAATATATTTAAAAATAGAATGGGATAAAGCTAAAGAAGGAAAATAGAAAACAAAACTCAACCTAAATAGATTGCGAGGTGGTGTGTATTGAATGGCAAGAAAACGTGATCCAAGACGTGATAAAGCCAAAAGGATTTGGTTAGAATCCAACGGAGAAAAGCAGTTAAAAGAAATTGCATCTGAATTAAATGTTTCAGATTCTCAGGTTAGAAAATGGAAATCGCAAGACAAATGGAGCGCTGAATTGAAAAGTAACGTTACCAATGGCAAAAGTAACGTTACTAATCAAGGTGGCGCTCCTATTGGTAATCAAAATGCTAAAGGTAACAAAGGAAACAGCAGAGCATCACCACCTAAGAGAAACAAGAATGCTTTGAAAACAGGCGAATATGAAACAATATTCTTTGACACGTTAAGCGATGACGAAAAGGACATCTATTCAAGTTTGGATGATGATCCTTCTTTTGTTTTGTCTGAGGAAATACGGTTGCTGAAGATAAGGCAATTGCGAATGATGAAACGGATAAAAGAAGCCGAGTCAGGTTTAAACGATGGAGAGGTTGACCGCCTGCAACAATTGCGAAAGATTAAAACGCCAATCGAAAAGGATGGTAAGAAGTTAGAAATCAAGCGTGAGGTTATGCAAGACGTACAGGTCTCAAGAAAGACTTATCGAAAAATAGATGACATTTTGTCTATTGAAGATGCGCTTACTAGAATCAGCAACCAATTAACGAAGGCAATCAAACAGCTTAATGCATTAGCAACAGAGGAATCAAGAAACAAAGTATACAACAACCAAGCGAATAAACTTGAAGTTGAAATTGATATGCTGAAACTAAAAGCTGACTTATTACGCAGTGATTCTGAAAAATCTACCGAAGAAAAACTTGATGAGTTGTTAGAAAAGATTAGTGGTGAATTAGATGGCACTAGTTGATATTTATAATCCAAAGCAAATCGACGTGTTAAATAAAACCATTAAGAATGATTGGTTCATTACTTTATTACATGGAGCAAAACGTTCTGGGAAAACAAAAATAAACAATGATTTGTTCTTGTTTGAATTGCGACGTGTGCGAAAGATTGCCGATGAAGAAGACATTAAGGAACCAATGTATATCCTAGCAGGAGTTTCAAGTGCAACAATCCAAAAGAACATCTTACAGGAACTATACAACATGTACAGCATAGAACCTAAATTCGATAAACATGGAAACTTTAAGTTATTTGGCGTTAAGGTCGTACAAGCTTATACAGGAAACATTGGCGGTGTTGGTGCAATTCGTGGTATGACAGCATATGGCGCTTATATCAATGAGGCATCGCTAGCTAGACAAGAAGTATTTGCTGAAATCGTTTCACGTTGTTCAGGAACAGGAGCGAGAATCCTAGCTGACACAAACCCTGACAACCCGGAACACTGGCTAAAGAAAGAGTATATCGACAATTCAAGCAAAAATATTCAATCGTTCCACTTTGAATTGGATGACAATACTTTTTTATCTGAACGCTATAGAAATAATATTAAAGAATCAACTCCAAGTGGGATGTTTTATGATCGTGACATCAAAGGGCTATGGGTTTCTGCTGAAGGTGTCGTTTATCGTGATTTTGATGCTAGCAAGCACTACATCCAGTCAAAAGACTTGCCACCTTTGAGCAACTTTTATTGTGGTGTTGACTGGGGATATGAGCATTGGGGCTCTATCATAGTTATAGGTGAAACGGATGACGGAACAGCTTATTTAATCGAAGAACATGCTACTCAATTTGAAGAGATTGATTATTGGGTAGATATAGCAAAAGGCATTCAAGAGCGTTACGGCTTACGAGTGCCTTTTTATTGTGACTCTGCGAGACCGGAGCATGTGGCTAGATTTGTAAGAGAAAAGGTTAATGCTAAAAATGCTCATAAAGCACGGTTATCTGGAGTTGAGGAAGTCGCCAAGAGATTTAAACAAGATAAATTGTTTATCTGTCAAGATAGAGTGATGAAATTTCGGGATGAAATTTATCAATACATTTGGGACAAGAAAAAAGGCGAGCCAATAAAAGAATATGATGATGTGCTAGACTCCGTTCGATATGCGATATATACTCATGAGCTTCTTAAGAAACCAAAAGTTAATGTCAACGAAAAGATTAAACGTGTTAAACGCATGTTTTAAGGAGTGTGAAAAATGGATAAGGTAAATGAGTTTGAATACGGAGCTGATATACATTACTCTAATGACGTGAACACAAATTATGTAAAGTTTAGCGTAGACTCAAATCTTCACTATAGATTTAGCTCTGCAGAAGATTTACTTAACGATTCAGATACCTTGGCAGCAATGATAACACATCATCATGAATATCAGGTAAAGCGGCTTAGTGTATTAGATGATTATTACAAAGCTAGAAATACAAATATCATGGATAACCGTAGACGTAGAGAAAAGGAAAAAGCGGATCACCGATCAGCACATAACTTTGGAAAAGTTCTTTGTACGTTTGATGTTGGGTACAACACAGGAAATCCTATAAAAGTGCAAATCGAGGACACAAATCAACAAAAAGAAATCGAAGAGTTTAATACTAATAACGACATAGATGGGTTAAATGCTGAACTCTGGCTTGATATGGATAAGTATGGGAGAGCCTATGAGATTATCTATCGAGATTCAGATGATACAGATTATGTTGATTTGGCTAATGTATTTGAAACGTTTGTTGTATATGATACTACAGTAAAACGAGAGCCTATTTTGGCTGTACGGTATCCTAAGACAAGATTCAACAAGGATGCTGATAAACAGTACATTCAACCAATCGTATACACAAAAGAAAAAAGTATCACTTATGATGAGACGACACTAACAGCAATTGAATTAAAGAATCCCCAGGATGAACCGCATGAATATAAAGAGGTACCTATTACAGAGTATTCTCCTAATCGTTTTCGGATGGGCTTGTATGAAGATGTACTATCTTTGATTGATCTATACGATGCAGGGCAGTCTGATACCGCCAACTATATGACTGATCTAAACGATGCTCTTTTAGTTATTAGTGGTGATATTGAAGCAGCAGGACTATCCACAGAGGACGCCATCAAACAGAAAGAAGCGAATATGCTTTTGCTTGAATCTGGAACTGATGTGAACGGTAATAAAACAAGTGTGACTGCAGGATATATTTATAAACAATATGATGTGAGTGGTGTAGAAGCATACAAAGACAGAGTGCGCAAGGATATTCACGAAATCTCAATGGTTCCTGATCTTACAGATGACAATTTTTCCGGAGTGCAATCAGGAGAAGCAATGAAATATAAATTGTTTGGATTTGAACAAATGACGGCAACAAAGCAAAGGCTATTCAAAAAAGGTCTTATGCGGCGTTATCGTCTTTTATTTAGCTTAAAATCAAGTATTTCTGAAATGGATAACTCCGATCTGAAAGGCTTCCGTGTAATATTTACGCCTAATCTACCTAAAGCCATTCTGGAAGAGTTGAAATCTTTGGTTGATGCTGGAGCTGAACTCAGTCAAGAGACGATTTTAGGACTCGCTTCTTTTGTTCCAGATGTACAGGCAGAGTTGAAACGGGTAAATAAAGAAACGCAAAAACAGATTGGCATTTTTGATTCAGATGGTGAAGAAGTAATTTACAACAAAAAAGATGAAACAGGGGAGTGATTAAATGAACTCCCAAGAATATTGGATCAAACGGGAAAAGGAATGGCAAAAGCAACAAATTAAAGATGATAAAAAGCGTATGGCAGAAATTAAAAGTCGCATGCAATACGCACAAGATGCGATACAAAAAGAAATAGACGCGCAGTGGGACAGTTTCTCCAATGGTCAGAAAATCACTCGTAGCGAAGCGATGAAGCGTGCTAGTGAAATGGATGTCAAAGCATTCGCTCGCAAAGCAAAGAAGTATGTCAAAGAGAAAGATTTTTCTCCTACAGCAAACCAAGAATTAAAGCTATACAATCTTACGATGCGTGTAAATAGATTAGAGCTCTTAAAAGCTAATATCGGACTTGAATTGATTTCACTGTTTAATGAATTGGATAAGTACTTTTCAAATGAATTAACAAAAGCGGGTATGTATGAACTAAAGCGTCAAGCAGGAATACTTGAAATGACAATAGCTGAAAAAGGCTATCTGAAATTAGTGGAACATGTAATAAATAGCTCATTTAGGGCTGATGGATTTGCAACATTTAGCGAACGGCTTTGGATGTATCAAGCAGAATTGAAAGCCGATTTGGATAAGTTACTTGTTCGAAGTGTGACAATGGGTCGTAACCCTAAGCAGTTGGCTCCGGAATTAAGTAAGTTTTTAACAGAAGAAGGACGAGAGAATACTAAGTTTAATACACAACGTTTGATGGTAACCGAAATAACAAGAATTCAAAGTGGTGTACAGAAGGAAAGTTATATAGATGCGGATATTGAAAAATATGGATGGGTAACTGAACCTAACGCTTGTCAATTATGTAAAAGCATTGCCGCTGATGGTCCATATTTAGTAAGTGAAATGGAAGTTGGCAAAAATATGATGCCGGTACATCCTTTTGATAGATGTTCTACTTATCCCATTGTGGATCGCTAAAAGTTGATAGTCGATAAATATAGGAGTCGCTAGCCAATTCGCTAACGGCTTTTTAATATGCCTTCTTACTGCTTACAGGCATTAAAGAGAAAGCTGTTCCGACTGACTGGCGTAACTAGTTAAATTATCGGGTAACGGCGTAACCGTGGAGGATTAATCATGAAAAAACGTTTATTTATGCCAATGAACTTACAATTTTTTTCTGAACCAGGAGACGGTGGATCTGGTGATGAGGGACAAAAAGGAAACCTACCAGCTGGCTCACAAGAGACACCGCCCACAGCAAAAGAAGAAAACAATACTGGCAAAACATTTTCTCGTGATGAAGTAGCGAAAATGATTGCTGCTGAGACGAACAAAGCTAAAGCAGCGTGGGAAAAAGAACTAGAAGCAAAAAAAGAAGAAGCTAAAAAGCTGGCAAAAATGAATGCGGAAGAAAAGCTACAGCATGAGTTGGAACAAAAAGAAGCTGAAATCGCTGAATTAAAGCGTGGACAGGCATTATCTGAAATGACGAAAGAAGCTTCTAAAATGCTGACAGATGCAAATTTACCACACGATGATGATTTGCTTGGGCTGATTGTTTCTGATGATGCAGATGCCACAAAACAAGCTGTAGCAGTCATCACTAACTTTGCTTCTTTGATTAGGAAAGAAAATGCAAGACAAACACCACCAAATGAAGGTGGACAATTTACAGCATCGAAAAATACTAAAGAAACAGTGGCTAAACTAGCTGCTAAAAATCGAATTATCAAATAGGAGGAAAACTTAATGAAAAAGAAACAACTTTTACCAATGAACTTGCAAATGTTTGCTCAAACATGGGATCCAGATAATGTCTTGGTATATGAAACGAAAGAGGGAAAAATTCCTGATAAATATAATACGCTCATTTTGAGTGAAGTTATGGAAAATTCTAAGATCATGCAGTTAGCAAAATACGAAGAAATGACTGACAAAGAAAAGAAATTTGAATACTTTGCAGAAGGACCAGGCGCATACTGGGTGGGTGAAGGTGAAAAAATTAAAACGTCTAAACCTAAATGGATGCAAGCTACGATGACTGCAAAAAAACTCGGTGTCATTCTTCCGGTTTCTCGTGAATATTTAAATTATAAATTATCAGATTTCTTTGAGGAGATGCAGCCAAAAATTGCTGAAGCTTTCTATAAAAAATTTGATGCAGCTGCCTTATTAAATAAAGAAAACCCATTTCCTCAGTCACTAGACGGATCAGTTATTAGTGCGGGGAATGTGGTTGAAGGCGGATTGACTTATGATAATATCCTAGCCTTAGAAGACAAATTAGCAGAAAATGAATTTGAACCTAATGCGTTTATTTCAAACCGAAAAAATCGTACAGAATTACGTTCTGCAGCTCAAACAGTAGGGTCAAATGTTGAGTTTATTTATGATCGCTCTGCTAATACAATTGACGGATTACCAGTAGTAGACCTTAAGTCTTTAGATAAAGGAACTCTTTACGCTGGAGACTTTAATTACATGTTTTATGGAATCCCATATAATATTTCATTTAAGATTTCTGAAGAAGCTCAATTGTCTACTTTAACTAATGAAGATGGAACCCCAGTTAACTTGTTTGAGCAAGAACTAATTGCTTTGCGTGCAACAATGGACGTAGGATTTATGATTGTAAAAGATGAAGCATTTGGGAAGATTTCCCCAAAAGCGTAACGCCTGCTACCGGTATTGTGCCAAATCAAAAGACATGGACCGGCAAAGTAGGCGATACTAAAACATTTACTATTTCAGCTGTGCCTTTAGATGCTAGCGATGCAGCTGCTGTTGTTGCAGCTACTACAGCAACTTCCAGTGATGGAGCTATCGCAACAGTGACCAAAAATGAAAATGGCGGTTTTGATGGAACAATTGCAGCAGAAGGGTCAGCAACATTCACATTTACTTCTGGAGAATTCACTACTTCAATCAATGTGACAGGTCAACCTGCTAGTTAGGAAGTAAAAATATGACGATTGCAGATGATATTAAAAAACTTCTTAAAGGAACAATAGATGAAAAGCTTGAAGTTATTGAGCGAAGAACGAATGAGCGTATGAAAACCTTGTTAAATACGCAAGAAGTTCCTAAAGAATTTGAAACAGTTGTATATGAAGTATCGTTGAAAAGATTCAATAGAATTGGTCAAGAAGGTATGCAGTCATATTCTCAAGAAGGTTTATCTATGGCTTTTCCTGATTCGGATTTTTCAGAGTATCAAAATGAGATTGACGAATTTAAGCGTAAAGATCAGGAAGAGTTGTACAAGCCAAAGCGAGGGAGGTTTAAATTTATATGAGATTTACAGATGAAATTATATTTGTTAAACGTTCATCTGACTCTAAATATGATCCAGATCTCGGTGAGTGGGTTGAAGGAAAACCAGAAAGAACAAGAACAGAGGCAAACGTGACAGATATTGGCACTGATAGAAGTGTGACTATTTTTGGTAGTGTGGAAGAAGGGGCGAAGGTCATTAGGACGCAGCCTCTTTTTTCTATCCCTACATTTGACTATATCGAGATTGAAGGAAAGACTTGGCAACAAAAAACAGCTAGAAATCCAGCATATAGAAATAGTTTAATTGTGCAAGAGGTGGTTCTTGATGAAGGCACAACTTGAATATAAAGGAATCGATCAGCTGATGCGACATCTGAAAAAAGCAGCAACGCTTAATGACGTTCAAAAAGTTGTGAAAAGTAATACTGCTGAAATGACTGAACGAATGCAAAAAGGTGCGCCAGTGGATACAGGTTACTTACGAAGATCAATAAACATGAATCTTTTAGAAGCTGGTTTAACTGGTATTGTAGGACCGACAGCAGACTATGCTCCTTATGTAGAATATGGAACTCGCTTTATGTCGGCCCAGCCTTATTTTAGACCAGCTTTTAATTATCAAAAAGTCAAATTTATGGCTGAAATGAAAGCCTTGGTGAAATGATGATTAAGACAAGAGATCAGTCGATTTTTGATGAACTTTTTAAAATATCCCAAAACAAACTTGGATATAAAACATACGATTACAAAACTTTAGAGGATGTTGGTTATCCCTTTGTGGAATTTGAGAACACTCAGACCATCCATGAAGTAAATAAAACTGACATTAAAGGGTCTGTGATTGTGGTTTTATCCGTTTGGGGATTACAGAAGAAACGAAAGCAGGTGTCAAATATGGCATCTGCTCTTTACACGAAAATGGTTTATCAAGAGATTCAGACTCTACAGTGACAAAAGATGGAAATGTGCAAACTTTAAGCCCAGTTGAATATGATTTTTCGGCTACTTCAATAGTTGCTAAAGGCGACACACATGTTGATGAAATGAAACAAGCTTTATTAAATGGGGATATCATTGAAATTTGGGAAATTAATAAAGCAGAACAGGGAACAGATGATAATGCAAATAAGTACAAAGCTACTTATTATCAAGGGTATGTATCTGAATTTACTCCGTCTGCAACAGCAGAAGACAGTGTTGAATTAAGTTTGTCATTTGCTATAAATGGTATCGGTCAGGATGGATACGCAACGCTGACAGAAAGTCAGGCCGAGGTTGTCCAATATACATTTAAAGATACAGTAAAAGCAACTGCACCAGGAACATAAGAGAGCTTAGATGCTCTCTTTTTATTTTAAGGAGGATGAAAAATGAAATTAAAAATTAAAGGAAAAGATTATTCTTTCAAATTCGGGACCAAGTTTGTTCGTGAATTAGATAAAGTGATGCCTTTCGTCGATGGAAATATGGAATTTGGAATGGGGCTCTCCGCAAAAGTCTTACCAGAGCTACGTTCTTATAACGTTAACACGTTATCACGAGTTCTGGAAATAGCAAATAGAACTGAAGATGAATCTATTACATTAGATGAATTGGATGATTACATCGATGAAGTTAAAGACATTGAAAAATTGTTTGATAACGTCTTAAAAGAATTAGCAGAGTCAAATACGGGAAAGTTAGCGGTTCGAAACTTGAATCAGAAATTGAAAGAAGCAGAAAAACAACAGGCGGAATAGATTCTGCGCTTGCATATGAACAAATTCTTATAAATTCCTTTCGATATTTGGAAATGACCAATATTTCAGATATTGAAAGGATGACTTTATATGAATATAGTGTTCGAATGACTGCAGCTCAACTGTCTTGGCTTGATAAAGAAAAACTAATTCACGAATTAGCGTGGGCAAATCAGCAAGTTCAAGCGGAGAAAAAAGTAGGCAAAAAGACAGTTCCTGTATATCGCTCCTTTGAAGAATTCTTTAATTATCAAAAAATTGAAGATTCGATTATGGGAATTTCCGAACTTTCAAAACAAGATAAAAAATTCCAAAGTTTACTAACTAAAGCTAACTCTTGAGGAAAGGAGGAAAAACATGGAACAATTTTCTGTTGAAGCCTTGTTAAAAGCTACAGATAGTGGCTTTGTTAAAACTTTTAAAGATGCACAAGAAGCTGTTAAAACTTTTGAAAAGAAGTCAAATAGTATGACAACAGCTGTAGGAAGTATCATGAAGAGTACTGGAGCTTCAATGACTAAATATATATCCGCTCCTCTTTTTGGCGTTGGGGTAGCAGCTGCTAAAGTTGGTGGCGATTTTGAAGAACAGATGAGTAGAGTGAAAGCTATCTCTGGCGCAACAGGTAAGTCTTTTGATGAATTAAGACAACAGGCTGTTGATTTGGGTGCTAAGACAGCATTTAGCGCTAAGGAGTCAGCTGCTGGAATGGAAAACTTAGCTTCTGCTGGATTTAGCGCACAAGAAATCATGAAAGCAATGCCGGGTCTTTTAGACTTAGCAGCTGTATCTGGAGGGGATGTGGCTCTAGCTTCTGAAAATACTGCTACTGCTTTGAGAGGATTTGGTTTAGAAGCAAGTGAAGCAGGACATGTCGCTGATGTATTTGCTCGTGCTGCTGCGGATACCAATGCTGAAGTTGGAGACATGGGAGAGGCATTGAAGTATGTTGCTCCTGTAGCCAATTCAATGGGTATTTCTTTGGAAGAAACTGCAGCAGCTATTGGTATTATGAGTGACGCAGGCATTAAGGGTTCTCAAGCAGGTACAACGTTGCGAGGAGCATTGTCTAGGTTAGCAAGGCCAACAAAGGCTATGCAAGATACAATGGATAATTTAGGTGTTTCGTTTTATGATGCTGACGGTAAAATGAAACCTTTAAAAACTCAAGTAGAATTACTTAAAAAAGCTTTTGAAGGCCTGACGCCTGAACAACAACAAAATGCTTTAGTAACACTATATGGGCAAGAATCATTATCAGGGATGATGGCTTTGATTGATAAAGGACCTGATTCATTGGGCAAATTAACAAAATCTCTGAAAGATTCTGATGGTGCAGCTGACGATATGGCTCGGACCATGCAAGATAATATGAATTCTTCCATCGAGCAAATGTTTGGAACTTTTGAGTCAGCAGCTATTGTAATTCAAAAGATTCTAGCACCATCCATCAAAAAAGTAGCAGATGCCATATCCGGCTTAGTAGAAAAATTTGTAAGTGCTCCAGAATCTACTCAAAAGTTGATAGTTGCTATAGGACTCATAGTTGCTGCTATAGGACCGTTAATTTTTATGATTGGTTCAGTAATTATATGGATCAATAGGGTGAAAGTAGCTTTTAAAGCTTTAAGTGAAAGTTCAAAATTGTTTAGTGGATTAAGTAAAGCAATGGGTCTTCTTACAAATCCGGTTTTTCTGGTTATAGCTGCGGTAGCACTACTCGTTGTAGGTTTCATCTATCTTTGGAATACGAGTGAAGATTTTAGAAACTTTTGGATTGGCTTATGGGAGGGAATCAAGTCTGCTGTAAGCTCGGCAGTAGAATGGATTCAGAATGCATGGAAATCTACAGGAGAATGGTTTAACAATTTATGGAAGTCCATTAAAGAAGGCGCAGACAATGTTTGGACTACAATTCAAGAAGCCCCTGGGAAAGCGGCAGATTGGATCAAGAATAAATGGACTGAAACAAAAGAGTTCTTTTCGAGTATATGGGATGGCATCAAAGAAGCTGCCAGTTCCGCTTGGGAAGGAATTGTAAACATTCTAGCACCGTATGTTATTGCCATAAAAAATGTTTTTCAGCCAATGATTGATTTCTTTACGAACCTATGGTCTCAAATTGGATCAATCGCAGGCTCTGCATGGGAAATTATAAAAACTGCTGTAATGGGTCCAATTCTGCTTTTGATTGATTTGATAACAGGGAATTTTAATCAGTTAAAAGAAGATGCTTCGATGCTGTGGACTACATTAACTACAAATATTCAAAACATTATCACGACGTTTGTAGATATAGTTGTTGGTTATTACACAGCCTTAAAGGATACTGTGATAAATATCTGGAATGTGTTAACTTCTACCATCAAAGATGTGTGGAATTCTTTTACTACATGGATCAAAGAGACAACTAACAATATTGTAAATAGTATTAAACAGGGATGGAATAACCTAAAACAAGGGACAATCGATCTGTTTAATAATATGATTCAAGGAGCGAAAGATTTATGGAATTCTTTCAAAGCTTGGTTTATTAATCTAGTTATTGGAACTAAGGATAACATCATTCAGGGATGGGAAAACCTAAAACAAGGTACTATAGATACTTTCAACAATTTAGTAAATGGTGCTCAAGAGGCATGGGATAATTTAGTAAATGCTGTTAGTGATACGGTTGATAGAGTAACTGGCTGGTTTGATGACTTGAAAAATATCGATTTACTAGCAGCCGGAAAAGCTATGGATAGGCTACAATTAACTAGACAGAAAAATTAAGGTGTGTAGACTAGAAGAAAACATACCAGGAGGAATTTTTATGTCTAAGAGAACACGAAGAACTTTTTCACAAGAATTCAAGCAACAAATCGTCAATCTTTACTTAGCTGGAAAGCCACGTGTAGAAATCATTCGAGAATATGAACTAACGGCTTCAGCATTTGACAAATGGGTAAAGCAATCTAAAACGAGTGGTTCATTCAAAGAAAAAGATAATCTTACGCCTGAACAAAAAGAATTGTTAGAACTACGTAAAAGAAACCAGCAATTAGAAATGGAAAATGATATTTTAAAGCAAGCAGCGCTGATATTCGGACGAAGAGACAAGTAATCGATGCGAATAAGCATCTTTACCCTATATCAGCGATGTGCAGAATATTAGGTCTATCACGTCAGTCCTATTATTATCAATCAAAACCAAAGAAAGACGAATCAGAACTTGAAGAAGTAGTCGCTGAAGAATTTATCCGCAGCCGAAAGGCCTACGGCTCAAGAAAAATAAAAAAAGCCTTATCAAAACGAGGCATTCAGATCAGCCGACGAAAAATTAGTAGAATCATGAAAAATAGAGGATTAAAATCGAGCTATACTGTTGCTTATTTTAAAGTACATCATTCTACTTGCAATGAAGCCAAAACGACAAACGTATTGAATCGTAAATTCTTAAGAGACAACCCATTAGAAGCGATCGTAACAGACTTGACTTATGTACGAGTCGGGAAAAAATGGAATTATGTCTGTTTCATTTTGGATCTGTTCAATCGAGAAATTCTCGGCTATTCTTGTGGAGAACATAAAGATGCCGTTCTAGTAAAAAAAGCATTTAGCCGTATCAAACAACCTCTGACAGAGGTTGAGATTTTTCATACTGATCGTGGAAAAGAGTTTGATAACCAAGCTATTGATGAATTATTAACAACTTTTGACATCAATCGATCATTGAGTCATAAAGGCTGTCCTTTTGATAATGCCGTAGCTGAATCAACTTATAAGTCGTTGAAAGTAGAATTTGTCTATCAATACACATTTGAAACCTTACAACAATTGGATTTGGAGTTATTTGACTATGTCAATTGGTGGAACCACCTTCGGTTGCACGGTACACTTGGCTACGAGACACCGGTTGGTTACCGTAACCAGAGATTGGCGCAGCGAATCCTTGATAATGAGCTCGGATGTGCTAACGCTAGCGAGGCAGTCTAACTTTAACTGTTAGCTCCTGCCGAAGATCGTCACATCCGAGGAGGCTCATTGTCAAGGACAATCGGAATAGCATACGGAAAGAAGTTCTGCACCTTATAAAATTTGTCAAAAAAACTGTTGCCATTCCAACTTTATTATCACTAGGACTAGGATCTTTAATTTCTAACAACCCTAATATTTGGTCGGGATACATATCAATTACCTTAAATTTCAAAGAAGATGCGTATAACCAAGATATTTTAATAGAAGGAAAGACACAATTATGGTTTAAATTTGATCCTTCGAATAGATTTATCAAAGATTTTTATAAAGTATGGAATTCAGAAGTTTTCTTTTTAGCAATCGAAGATAGCTTATTAATTAATCTCTATTATTCTAATAAGAACTATTTCAAAATTCCTGCTGCGAAAACTAGAATGAAGAAGGATGTATACTTTTTGTTTGATATCGTGACTGACGTGCCAGACGCTCGAAGCGATCATCGGCGTTATGACTATATAAAGTATACTTTCGTTGATCCAGAAAGATACAAAGATTAAAGTAGGCTACCTAAAAAGGTAGCCCGGAACGGATTTTATCACCATACTTATGAAAGGAGATATTTTTTAAGTTAGTATTAAGATTGTGTAATATGATGATATCTATATTTTATAGTATCAGTGCTATAAAATCAAAAATAAGTCACTAATTAACTACCACTCCAATTATAAGTCTTTTTCCCATTATTTTTTACAGTTATATGGTATGCTTTTTAATGGCTTCAAATATAAAAGAGTTTAAAGCGTAACACACTTATGGGGGAGTGGTTTTTGGGGAACGCTTTAAACTCTTCTTTATTATTATCTCACAATATAACCCGAATGTCTTTCTATTTAAAAATCAAAGTAAAACTTTTCAAATATACAGAAGTATAACTATGTGAAACATCCTTTCATTAATCCATAAAAGGATACATAAAAAAGCCACTCATTGAGTGGCAATGAAGAAAAGCTTTAGCTTGTATAATACTCTTCAAAAAAATTCTAACACAGAACGATTCAAATGGCTACATTAATGTACCCCTTAGGACTCGAACCTACGACCGGACGGTTATGAGCCGTCCGCTCTAACCAACTGAGCTAAGAGTACGGAAAGCCATCACAACTACTGCAAACAAAAAGAATGGACATAGATTAGATAATAATGGGTTTCATTCTTTGTTATGATGGCATATTTATTATTACACAATCATAAATGAAAAACTAAATTATATCGTGGCTAAAATTTTCTTTATCCTTTTTATTGTTAATAAAATTATTATCATCAAACCTATAAATTTTAAAACTAGTGCTAGCTTAATGCTAATTATTGGACGGTAGCCTACAACAACCTCATTTAATCCAGGCTTAGCATTAACAATCAATGCCCCTAGGTCAGTTACTTCTTTTTTATCCATTTTTTCCCCATTCAATCTTACGTATGAATGGCTGTAGGCAGCAACAGGCAATTGTGTTTTCTGATTTTTAGAGGAATTATTTTCCCATGATATTTTTATTTCACCTTTATTTGTAATAGTTTTTTCTCCCTGCAAAGGATTATCAACAAATTGTCTGAGATAAAGCTTATAAGGATCCGTTTGGTATATTTTTTCGTTATCAGAGTCCTTTGGTATTGGTAAATAATCCGGTGTTCCTTTTATTATTGCATCTAATCCTTTTTCTAAATCCGGACTTTTAAAATCTGATCTTAACTGATCTGCTCCATTAACCCGTACACTAGCTTTATTATTTCCTGTAGCAGTTGGGTCATCACCTTGCCAAAGCCATGATTGAGAATTTATAAAAGCATTCCCATTCAAAATACTAAAAAAGCTTAATACCACAGTTAATGAATAGACAACTTTTTTCACCTCATCATTTTTGTTACTAATTATCCGGTTTATGACCATAGCGAAGTTCAAAATTAATAGAACATAAGATACAATCACAAATCGGTGTGGAAATTGAACCACTTTCACAAAGGGAATATAACGTGGTAGTTCGTCCCAAGGAAGTAGACCTGATGCCAATAGAAGAAATACTCCACCAACAATTGCAGCAAACTTTTCTTCGATTTTTGTTTGTTTCCAATTAAACAAAGTAAATGATATTCCAAAAATAAAAATAAATGTGTAGATTAATCCTACATCATGCAAATCATTTCTATTCACTAAGAATTTAACGATGTCACCAGACATTTGTTCCAAATAGAAAGGTTTCAAAATATTATTTGATAAGTAAGGATCTAAAAACCCTAGAATAGAATTGGCAGATAATAAAATTGTAAGTCCTACCGCAAACAACATATCACGAACCCAATAGACTTTTTTATTATTTCTTATAAAGCTATACATATAGAAAGGAAGTATAGCTAGCAACGCAATCACTAGAGTCATCATGTGAATAGACAGTAGAAGACTGACTATTACCGAAAGACCAACATAATTTATGGGATTTTCTATATTTTTTATAGATTTCATAGCCGATATAAATATTAAAGGTAAGAATGCAGCCCCCCACCCATTAAAAGCTTGAGCAATAGGGTATTGCATGACTACGTAGGAAGACATATATAATATTGCAGTTATAATACTAAGAATATTAGTTAACTTTAAATATCTGCTTAAAAAATACATACTTGTACCCGCAATGAATGTACAAATAAACGAGCTAACAATTTGAAATTTAGTCCATGATTTAACAATCATGAGTAAAAATCCCATTAGATAGGAAAAGTCCCATCCATAAAAAGCATTAACTATTCTCCCACTTGAATTAAAACTAAATAAAGATAAGAAATAATTGAATTTACCTGTTTCAAGTTGTTTAACTGTTTCAAAAAAGCGATTAAGATGAAACATGACATCTGTTCCTAAAATTATCGAACGCTTATATATTTGTGGAGAGATAATTATAAACGAACATATAAATATTACTACTAGGGCGATAACTAAATCTTTTTTAAACCATTTCATTTTCATTACATTACCTACACTCTCTATTTTTTCTCATTCATTATAACAAAAATACTAGTGTAATTAATATCCTTATTTATTATGTACGCCCCTCATCGAGGGGCTATTTTTTATCGTTGCGGAATATTTAAATACCAGCGTTTATCATGAAAATCTTGTGCTCCGCCTTTAGTGTTCCCTTCTGGATCATTCGTTGCACGCATCATGACGTATACTTTCTTATTAGGAAAATTACGCATATTGAAAGATACATGATAACCAACATTTCCAGAAGTATTATAAGCTTGATTTACATCTGGTCTATAAATTCCATCAGCTCTTACTCGAGCTAATTCTTTTCCAGTATTGTAATCCATAATGAAAATATACTCGTATTTATAGTTAGCGATGTGCCATCCAGCTACATGCAAATTTGCATTTTCGATTTCTCCAAACTGATCAATGTGGGCGTAATTCGTTCCATCTGTCAGTGTAGGATTTGCTGCACCTGCTCTAGTTGGATCAATGACTGGTTTATCATCTGAAGTTGTCGGATTTTCATCGGTAAATCCATGAGCTAAATCATATGCTAATTTTTCTTTACTTACGCCCATTTCAGAAAGATAACCGTAAGGATCTGTATGATCACCCCAAATATTTTGTGTTACCCATAAATGTGATTTGATTCCTGGTTGGTTATAAGGTGTGTCCAATGTTAATGGAATACCATATTTCATTGCTGAATCTCTAGCTAATTCAACGTATGCCTTGTAGTTTTTCTCAAACGTTGCTTTATCATGTGTGTGTTGTAACTCAATCTGCACGGGACTGTTAGCATTAGCATACGAACCAGCACCGTACTGTACATAACCAGGTTGACCGACTTGATAAACAATTCCGCCGTCTCCCACAACGTAAGCAGTGTAAGCACTAGTCCATGAACGTTGCATATACTGCGCTTCATTGCGTCCTGTTGCTGTTTCATTAGCCGTTTCATGCAGCAAAATGTACTGATTATTTGCTACTTGTGAGCTACCTTCGTTTGGGCCCAAATTAAATTCATCGTTAATAGTATAGGCAAACCCATTAATTGGCAATAAAAAAAGAGCCATTAATAGGCTCATCGCAGTAATAGTGATTTTCTTCTTCATTTTTTTCCTCCTATTTTTTTAAGTTATATGCAGACACACCAGTGATAACACCTAAAAACGTCGCTACTGCATTGATAGTCAGAACTGTCATATCTGTTCCATTCCATCCATATGCTTTGCCTAACGTAGCTACTAACACAGAAGCAGCTGGTAATACTGTTAAAACTGTCCATTTAATGACTTGATAATACTTATCGGGTAAAATCATTTCTTCTTAACTCCTTTCTTTTTTACCTAGATCTTTCTCTAAATAAAGTTTTAATTTGTTGTGTGTGTTCTACCAATTTTTCTGCATGTGTATCTAATCTTTCATCGTGTTTCTTGAGTTCTTCATGAATCATCAATCGATCTGATTTGCTCGATTCTAAATCTTTTGTTAATAGTTCCAAGTTGTAACTCACTTGTGATAGTGTTTTCGTAATTTTTGTAAATGATGCAACAATCGGTCTAATTACTAATAAAATCAAAGAAACGATAGCGGTTATTGATCCTGCTATCGCTCCCCATTCCCCTAAATTAATCATGTGACAACTCCTTGAATCAAAATAAAAAGCACATCAATTAAGATGCGCTCTCTTCTTTGCTAATGATTTTATCTGCTTCTTCGTCTGTAATGCATAGTGGAACGAATTGTCGAACTTGATCGTCAGTAAAACAGCCCCAATCATACATCATTTTCACATCGCTAAAACTAAACATTATGAAGCACCTCCAATTTGTTTTTCTATTGCTTCAATTTTTTTATTAATTGTTAAATCATTAAGCATCAGTTTGGCGTTCAACTGCGCCATCGAATCTGCTTTTTCCGTTAACTCTTCATTTGATTTTTTCAATGCAGTATTATCTACCTGTAAACCTATAGATAAATTTTCTAGTAGTTCTAATTTTTTAGAATAATCTTGTGTAACTGCTTCTTCCCACTTATTTTCAGTGAAGTTAAAAAATTGCGACTGTTGTCTTCTTCCGAAACCTTCATCCGTTTCATCTTCCTTCTTTTCAAACAAAATAGGTGGAACTTCGACAAATGGTAAAGATGTTGGAAAGTTATCTTCTACTTGATGTTCTTCATATCCCATTGGATACAATACTTTATAAATTGTTTTCATTTTACTCTTCCTCCAATTAGTAATCTGTTAAGCCGGCCAAGGATCTTGAGTGATCCACATACCTGAAATATATGAACTACCTGAACCTGATTTGGCTTGTATGATGCTACTTTGATCAATGAATGCACGTGCATCCGCTGGCTGACTTGCATTTCTAACTAGTGAAAGCGCGGTTTGCGCTGGATAGCCTTGATCACGTTTGAAACCGTCCGGGATTTTTAAAATCCAACGAGTTTCTGATCCTTCGGGCCATGTGCCACATTTAAAATTAAAAGTAAGAAATACGATGTTTCCGATTCTGATTATTTTTCCATTCACATCAGTTACGTTTGTTGTATCACTTCGATCAGCTAGTGTGATAGCTCGCTCGATCATACCTGCTTGCACAGGCAATCCATTGAATTGCAATCCGTCTTTAAAATTTTTCGTTCCTAAGACCGTTTCATTACCTGTGGATTTTACTAAAACACCCTCCACACCATCAATTCCTTTGGCATGAGTTTTCAAATACTTAGCAACTCCGTCTTCTTTTAATTGCACAATATCAGCCATTAAACCGTCCCCACTTTCTCAAATGTAATATTGGCTAATCCATCGAGTTTCACTTTATCTTCTTTGGACATCAAACCATTTGCTGTCGTCGTAGCCACAGCTGTCGTTGTTGCATTGGCTCCAGGATCGCCTTTGTCCCCTTTATCACCTTTTGGCAATACAAAATTAAACTTTGCTGCACTTGCAGTACCAGCATTTGTGACACTAGCTGTTGTACCACTCGTTACTGTCCCTACAGTAATTGTGGCAGCCTGTCCAGGGTCTCCTTTATCTCCCTTGATAGTTTCGGGTTTACCCTCAACAGCATCCCAATGGTTTTGAGGGTAAACCTGAACATCATTCTGTTTTACTTTTACAATATCTGTCATTTGTCTATACCTCCCCTACTTTTTCAAACGATACATTTGGTATTTTGGAATCTGTATAAGCTTGTGCATTTTGATAAGCTTCACTCATTTTTTGATCAACATATTCTTGAGTGACGCCGCCACCTTCTCCATCACCTGTTGCAGAGATTACTCCTGTGTTTGAAATACTGATATTAGCTCCGGCAGTATAGTTGAATTGCTTATCGGCCGATAAAACATCATCAGTCATCGTTAAACCTTCACCGACACGAATACCACCTTTTACAAATTCGGAGGCAGTGGGTAAAACGTAAAAACCAGTCACTTCTGCATTTATTTTTCCATCTTCATCAATAGTGATGTTTTCTCCTGCAGTATAGTTTTTCAGTGAATCGAGTTTTTCTTTTAACTCCAGCGAAAAATTGACATCAGATTGTCTGACTGCAGAGACTTTTCCTGTCTCATCAATCGTCAATAATTCACCAATTTTTATGCCACCCAAACGGTCGATAGTGGCAACTGGCAACACGTAGTCACCTTCTCCACTGTTTAAAATTTTTTGATACATTTCTGACGTGATAATGCCGTCATCTTCTTCACTTGCATAGGGTAATTCTGTGAGAACATTCTCTAATCCCAAATCTTCTTTAGTAATGACGACGGCTCCAATTTTGCCATTAACAGATAAAACTGTTGCTTCTCCTGCTATTATTTCTTCTAACCCAAGAACTGCGGAAGCATGTGTGATTGGAAAGAATTGGCGTTGTACACCTGTTTTTTCATCCGTTTCCATCATTCGTTTAGTTTTAGCCATTAGATCACCCCAACTTTCTCAAGAGTGAACACATTTTGCTTTGGATCATCAACGGTTGCGATGATCAAGGCTCCTTCTTCAATCGGAAATTCTACAGTTCCAACTTTTTCGACTTCGTGATTATCTGAAAAGAGATCATCCTGCAAAATATCAGTCACTTCAATCTCACCGTATTCAATCGTGAAAAGTGTTGCTCGTAATTTCTGATATAGATAATCCATATCTGCCAGCAAGCGCTCTGAAATAGACGCATGACGAACTCCTTGAATATCAACACGTGCATCCATTAATTCGGCTAACATTACTCCACCTGGATCGATAGACTTCAAAATATCTTTGATTGATTCAAACCATTTTAAATAATCGGTTTCTTGTCCTTCTCTCCATGCCTCAAATGTATTTTGTTGGTCTTGTCGCCATTGTTCAAATTCCTTTTTACGTGCATTCATCCAATCTGTGAAGTCACCTTTGTTTTCATTGATAAAAGCTGACATATCCGCAATTAAATCTTCGACTGTCTGCCAATACGATCCCATTTCACCCTCTGTTTTTGAGACAGCTTTAATCACAAAATAAGAGAAATCTTGCGTCGTAGCAATTAACTCATCATCTTTATAAATGATAAAATCTGCTGTTTGGCGATGTAGGCATTGCATCGAATATTGATCAAATGTGTACTGAATTTTTCCTTTTTTTGCATCAATGACTTTAGTACCTAATTGAACTGGGTATTTGTCTCCGACAACTGATTCAAAATAGACTTTACAACCAGTTAGATCATAGGGCATTCCATTTTCAGTGATGGTTGCTTCCATAACCTCTGAATTCTTATTACCTTGCCGTACCTGAATCATACCGACATAGTTATAAGGTTCAGTTGTGCTGAGTACTACGTTCCACTTTGCCATTAATTACCACTCCTTTCTCAAAATCAGGTGGGATACAAATAGAAGCTATCTGACCAGATCCGAAGAATTCACGATCATATTCCGCCACAATTCCACCTGATTCTGCATTTTGTTCATAGGTTTGAATACGCCCATTTTCTAGACCTTTGATTACACCTGTGTGGCCGTAATATTCATGGCTTTCAAATGTATCACTGATTTTTGCGTTTCTTTCCCAATTGATAATTGAGCCAACAACTAGTTGGTCATACTCGGGATGAACAATAACCGTCCATAAATACAATGCCCATGAGTAGGCTCGTCCAATTTCCGCAGCGGAAAACACATTGCCGTGACGTACTTTGATCTCGTATTGTGTACCTGCCCCCATGTCAGGACCAATCATCACACCGGCATATTCCGCAGATAATGCATAACATTGATGGTTTCCGATAGGTTGATTCAACAAACTTTTCAAATGATTTAATCCTTTTTCTTCGATCACAAAATCACCTCTATTTCTTCGCTCTGGCGAGACAAACATCGCCGCCATTTAATAAATACCCGAAGGACCAATCGACGCGACCGATACCAACACCATTGGAATTCATGCCACCCATTTCAACAATAGAAGTGCTATATCCCTTCCAATCCTCTGCTAAAATAGCGGTATGTCCATCATTACCAGCACCAGCACCTAAATTAACAATGATGATATCTCCGGCTTTCGCTTCATTTGGAGATATTTCAGTCAGATACTGACGTGCCCCTCTTGCATCTGCGGCCATTGAACCTGTGTACCACAGAGTCCCACGTGTTGCGGTTTTATATCCTGCTTTTGTCAAAGCCAACCACACAAAAGAAGAGCAGTCAGCATACCCATTACGATCAGGATTCTCGACGCTACCAAAATTCCAACGTAACGGTTGCGAGTAATGGAAATAACCCATCAAGCTTTTGGCTGTACTGAGAATACTGCCAGCAGATGGGACTTGAAGATCTTTGAATTTGTTATACCAATTAACTGCCCATCCTTGTCTTTCTGGATGAGTTGTGGCTGGTCTTTCATAGTTTCGTTCAAATGTATAAGCAGCAGCTGCTGGATCAGTCATTGCTTTAAATCCAGAAACACTTGCCGGTTGAACAATTCCTAACCATTGACCATTATACATTGTCCAATCTAATAACTTTCCTTGAGCTGACATTGTTCGATAATCTTCTGTAATTCCTGCAGCTCTCATCAGGTTTTGAACATAAGTCCTGCCATCCCATGTTGCTGGAGGAACCAAAGGATATGCTGAACCATCCCATTGAACGATTCCATAGGCTGGACCGCCAACTTGTGCAATATCTGGATTCATTGCAGCACCGGCTTCTCCTTGAACATTTCCAAGGATTCCAGCAATGGATGCTTTGGAATAACCTCTAGAAAGAAGCATAACCCATAGCTCCCAAGCAAATTTGTCCGCTTGACTAGTTAACTCTGGTGGATACATTCCATTCCAACTTCCCCCGCCGTTATTCCCACTTCCCCCTTGTCCAGGAAATACTTCTTGCCCATTAATTGTAAGTTTTCCGCGTATATTGACATTTTTCATAAACTCCACATCGCCAAAAGCATTCAGCTTTTCTTGCAAATTTAGACTTCCGTACAATATAGAAGTACCGTTTCCAAGCATAACTAAGCCTTTTCCTTCTTTCGGTGAAATCAGAATATATTTCCCATCACCGTTTGTCCGAATAACTAATGAATTATTTTCTAAGGGCGTTGGCGTAGATGCTCCAGGAAAAGGATTACCAGCAGAATCAGTTGTGCCAATTGTGCCAATCGATTCTTTAGAATTCCAAAATTCCATCCCTTTCTTGGTCAGTTCCATAATCTTTTTATTGCTGTTCACAACTTGTAAAGCGCCTTTTACTAATTTTAATTGGTCGCCAACAGCATTAAATGAAGTTTCAAAAATATCAGCCCTAATGCATCCGGACTGGATGTAATTTGCATTGAAATTGCCGTCGATGGTCCATGCCGTTTTGAAATTCGCCTCGTTGAATTTTCCATCAATGAAGCCGATTCCCTCCGAATTAGCGACCAAGAAATGATTGGACGTAGCAATCGAATCCCCATTCATCCAGACCATCTGATACGGTTGACGGCTCTCGCCTTTACCGGTGTCCCACGGATTCATCATGATGATCGAGCCGCCTTTAGCGCCACGAATAATATCGGATTGCCATTTAGACACTTCTGTGGATTCGTAGAAAGTCATTTTCTTCTCATCGAGCGTCTGCAGCGCAGTTTGAGTATTCGAAGCTTGACGGGTAGCTGAGTTGTTCAGATTGTCGCCTAGCCCTGTTTCGACCTTTCCTGTTAAACGATCGATCTTCACGCTGAATATTCGCGTCTCGTAGTGATAGCCACGATTATCCCGATGAATGCGGATAGTGTTCCCTAACTGATCAGCGCCGAAAATGGTCGCTTTGAATTGGACCAGCGGGCGCGAGCAATTAACTAGTTCTTGGTAAGTTAGCTGAATCAACTCAGTCGGTTCCTCGCAGTCTTCAAAAATGACGACTTTCTCACGCTTACGGCGTTTCCCGTTCTTTGTCGGGATACCGTATTTCTCAGTCATTTCCGGTATCTCCAAATTGATCTGACCAGTAGGCTTGTTCAAAGGGTCGCCCTTCGACTTGGACCAATACACTTGATCAAACTCAATTCGCCGGCCGTAACCATCGCCGACTTCTTCGCCACGACCGCGACCGATCAGCGAAGTATAGATATTGCTTCGATCGACTTCCTTTTCAATCGTCAGTGCCTTGTCACCGTACTCATAGCGCTCGTTGCTGTACTCGCCGATCTGCCGATAGACCTCAATCCATTTGTCTGCGATTCCTTCGCCGGTTAGATTGCAGCGGAAAAGAATCTCGCAGCCCAACGTCTGCAAGCTTTTCAGGGCTTCACGAATGCTGCAATAGTAGAATGTCATTGACACAGTCGGTAACGTGGAATCTAAATGACCCACTCGCCACTCACCTAACGTATAATCCATCACACGTTGGATCGTCTTCTGAAAGTATTCATTAGCAGGTCGGATATCATTGATGATGTAGGCGTCCAGTTCGTCGGGGCCAAAATTAATCCCAGTGAATATCAACAATGAACCCGGATCAGCAATTCCGATAATTTTATACATAGAAAAAGACGACTCGCTTTCACGAACCGCCATATAAGCTGACTCTTTAATTTCATCGTCAAACTCCATGCTAACTGCTAATTTATCATTAATTAACTCATCTTTACTTGGTGTAATTTCCTTTTCTTGAACTACCGAAAAAAGTTTATCTTCCCCTACTATTTTTATAAGCTTTTGGCTATCATCGAAAAAATAAACATCTTTGTCCATTACAGCCACACTCCTCTATATCGTATTAAGGGAGTGCCATTATCACACTTAATTAGATCACCGGTTCTAACCATAAAGTTTTTAAATGAGCTAGTAAGATCAAGAATTCTTGTTTTATTCACTCCATTTACAAAAACTTTTCCCTCAGCTATGTCCATCTCGATAAAGTCACCTTTTTTTATCATTGAGTTAGTCACACTAATATTTTGACGGCCATTTGTAATTCTTAAGTTCCCATCATTATTAGCCTTTAAACTAATTGAAATCGGAGCTACTTCATACGGAAGATATTCTGAGACTATGCCGTTTGTTTCAAATATACGTGTATATTTTCTGGGATCAGAACAGATTATAGAGAAACTAGATATTACACTATGAACGTTTCCTGGAATATTATCACAGGTCTGATACCTTCCGTAATAATACATATCCAACTCATCGTTAAAGTGAATTTCTACATCTTTATCCCTGTAAAGCAGCCTCATCAATTTATTAAAGCTTCGTTGAAATTCAATAGGATTCTTTTCTTCTAATTTAAAATGTATAGTTAAAATCCTCTCTGGAAGTCTTTGAGAACTAATACGAACACCTATGCTCACCGCTTCGCTCTCAATCTCTAAAGAAACCATTTCTCTACCTTCCACATACAAAGTCTGGTACCCTTCTATATAATTCTCGATAAACTTCCCATCATAATTCAATGCAGATGTCGGTATCCATGTTTTCTGACTATCGTTTTTAACCGTGTCTCTGAATTTATACATTGGATTATGCCACTCCATCATATTTCCCTCACTTTCTAGAACAATAAATTAATATCCGCCTCTTTACCTTGAATGTTTGAAATATCCTCAACAAACGCTTCAAACACTTGATTTCCTAAGCGAATATTGAAAACTGCAGGACGTTTATTTTTGCCGTAGTTAACACTATGCTCTATTTGTGTTGTGAAATTTCTATTTGCATTTTTTAAATTCGCTGAAAGATCAATATCAGGTGTACGAGTAAAACTATCTGCAATCATATTAGCCATGTTTCCTACATTGCTTTGGACACTGGCAAAGCCATTAGTTAAACCTGCGTTTAGTCCATTCATGATTGCTTGCCCAGCTGGGATTAACAATTTTCTATCGTATTGGATAGGTCCTTTGTGTTCACGAATCCAATCACCAATACCTCCAACAAAATCTTGCACAGATTTCCATGCATTTTGTAACCCTTCTAGAAAACTATCCATGATAGTGGAATGGCAACAGTTTTTTTGACAAATTTTATAAGGTGCAGAACTTCTTTCCGTATGCTATTCCGATTGTCCTTGA